GAAACTATACAAGCTCTTAAGATACTCAGAATCTTCTGACTCTGGTTCTGCGCCATCTTCAGTTTCTACTTCAAAAGGATCACCTTGTTGTATAACAGGTTCTTCTGTAATCTGCTCAGGTTCTTCAATAGTTTCTTTAATCTCCTCTTTTGGAGTTTCTTGAGTGTCTTGTCCTGGAATTACTTCTTCCATGCCAAATTCAAATTCTGGCAGTTTGTTCTCTTCCATTATTTTAGTTTAGTTTAATCAAAAGTATGTGAATAAATATTATTAAAGTCATTAATAGCTCTTATTTTAATCTGTACTACTTTTAGATTCAGATACAGCTTGTTGCTCTATATCTAACTTTCTATCCTTTTGAGCTAATTCTCTAAGTACCTTAGTTGCTTCAAGCTCTTTAGGTATTTCATCAGCATCAGTTTTAAGCTGATTCTGAAGAATAATTTTATCAATCTCATGTGATTGCTCATCCTCAACCTGCTGTCTTTTAGCTTGCTGTAATCTAGCAGCATTTTCTCCTCTCATTTTTTCCATCTGCTGTCTACGCTGCTCTTGTTCCCGTGCAGCTATCATAATCATCTTATGTACTTCAGATGGAGCTTTCTTACTGGTAATAGCTCTAATCAATGTACTGAGTGTTTCTACACCTTCACCAGCATTTTGAGCAATAGCTTGTGCTTGTCCAAGCATAATTTGTCTGTAGTCATCATCAGACTGATTACTAGTCAAGAACAATCCTATATCACCATACCCAAGATATTCAGGCATTACTCTGAGTACCTGCTTGGTATTGTCTGGAGTAACATAGTGCAGCATAGTAAACTCAGTATCATCATTTTCTTCAAAGAAATTCTGATAATACATTCTAAATTGAGCAAGATATTCAGCTGAAATAGATCTCCATAGTTCTGAGTGTTCTATCATATACCACTCAATCATAGTAAAACCTTGCTGAAGAGCACGTTGATTATCAGATGCATTTGAGTTAGCACTAAATTGACCTTCTGCCTGTAATGGTACAAGCATAGAGAAACCAATCTCTCTATCAATCAGGTCAAGCAGTTGTTGCATATTAATAATCTCACCCATAGCTCCAGCTACTTCTGGTCTTACAGCAGCAGTACGTTGTGGATTGGGTAAACCCATAGAGTTCTGTGAGCCAGAATAATAACTGTCTCCAAGCACTCGTCTGTAATATCTCCAAATAGCAAGCTTATCTACACCAATACTTTCTCCATTCTCATCCAGTTCAAGATAATCTGGTATTTGATCTATGTCAATATTCTTAATGTAACCTTCATACTTAGCTATCTCTTTGCTTTGTAGGTTCTTAATCAGATTGTACTGAAACTGAGCAGGAATAGCTCTACCTACAAGACTAATAGACTCAGAGTTAACATTAGTATATATTCTACCTTTATAACTTAGCTCAAAGCTACCGTAAGGATCATCTAAATTGATAGGCTGATTAGGTACTTCACGATAGTTTAAATATACATCTTGTCCAAGACGAGTAATTTCATACCTTCTTGGTATCCATATTTGTTCAGCCACATATGGTACACTATTCTCTACCCATTCAAACTTAGTAGCTTTTCTACCATATCTGTTTGTGTATTTAACTTTTGTAGCTTCTTCTGGTATTTCATAGCCTTTAGGATGTACTTCAGTTTGTAGCTCTCCATACTCATTAGGATAGCTCAGGAATATAAGTTCTCTAAATGCCTTGAACTCAAAATGAGTCTTGAATACAAGACGCTCATTATTATACCTTCTATTTGTACCAGAACCCTGTGCTTGCCCAACTGTTTTATGCTGAGTATCTTGCAGATGCAAGCCAAGCTCAAAACTGGTTGGGTCATAAGTAACTTTTGGATTAGTACCTCCAATAACATTATGCCTGTCATTAACAGCCAGGCTTGAACTATATGTGTACGTGCCAAGACGTTCTATCTGTTCTTGCGTAAGCTCATCACCATAGAGATTCATAATCTCAGCCATAGTCAAAGCTACTCTAGTCCAGGCATAATCTCCTTTCTCTATTCTGTATTCATCCGGGCTTTTATGAAAGCCAAAATGTAAAGGATTGATAACAGTAATACCGGGTTTTCCATAGTGCTCTCCTACATAGCATATTTCTCTGTCAGAAGTAATTGCATGTTTCCAACCTAAGCTCATTTTACGTACAACTTCTTCTGAGTAGTTAAAATACTCTAATACCTGATTAGCAAATATTTCAAGGCTGGATTTAAAATCTTGTGCTATTTCAGCTGGGTCAGGTGTAGACTGCATTTCCTGCACATAATCATTAGCTTCTATCTGACTTGCACCAGCCATAGCCATATCTGTCTGTTCAAACTTCAGCAGCATTCTTTCAATGACAGCCTTTCTGATTTCTTTAGATAGTTCTTCATTAAACTTTCTAACTGCTTCCTGACTGATAAAACTTGCATGGTAGTTGTCTCTACGCTTAAGCATTTCACCATTCAAGTAACTATATTTAGAGAATATTCTATTATAGTGTATAATCTCTTCGTCAATATCTATTTCCTGGCTAAGCTCATTTGGTATATTGACTCTACAGAACTCTTTGAGAGCTTCTCTAAAACCGTCGATGCGATCATTGATGACATCATACCATAGCTTCATCTGTTTGTAGTTATGCACTACAGTAGTATCATAAGGCACAATATAGTCCAGATAATCTCTGAACCACTCACCATCTTTTTTGTATTTCTCAATCTCAGATACTCTAAGTCTGTATATAGGTTCAAAATAACTCATTGTCCTATTCGTTGTTTAAGGAATTTTGACATTTTACTGAAAGGATTATTCTGTCTGGATAAGCCCTCTTTGATATTGTGCTCAATCTCTCCAAGTGCCAGTGGTAACCCCATCATACTAGATACTGCGTCATAGTTCCCTTTAAGTGTATAATCTCTTATTTGACGTATTGTAAATATACAAGGTATCCTAAATATATTTTTTTCAACCTCGTCATTAATATCTGTCTCTTCAAGCAACCAATCATTAAGCCTGTCAAGCATTGATATCTTACTGACTTGGCTACCTACAACAAATCCAGTCTTTGTTGTATTCTTCAGATATATATGCTGTCCTTGTTCAAACTGAGGCTGAAGACATAACAGATATGCTTTATTCTTTTTAATAAAGTGTGATCTAAGCCTATCCCCTCTGTTTGATTCATACCATAATTGCCTCATAGGATTACCATAAAAAGCAAGCATTTTTTCAAGTACCTGATTATAACCATCAAGACCATTTTTATTCTTGCCTATATAGGTAGCTGCAAGGCAATTACCCTTAGCACCGTAAGGTATATATTTAGGATTAATCCATACGTGAGTTACACCAAGAGATCCACCTTCGTCAAAAGCATCAGATACATAAGGGTCATGTGTAAAGATATGAGCATCAATAGGTATCTTACCATTTATCCTAAAAGGCTGCTCATACATCATTACAGCTCCTTCAAGAGATTCCTTATCTTGTAAGTTATCGTCATAGATTGGATAAGCTGTAGGGTCAACCTCATAATTAACTCCGTCTGGATGATTGTTATCCCAAAATAGACTAATAGGCGTACCTATAGACTCATACAAGTTGTTTTTTAATAGTTGTTTTTCTCGTAGTTCAGCTTCTTTACCAGGAAGTAGTTGGCCTTCTGAAGCTATCCACATATGCTCTATCTCTGTAGGATAGTTCATTTTCCAGTTATTAATAATAGCTGGATCGTTAGTGCGTAGCTTCTCTTCCAGTTTGTCATCGTAATACTTCTTAGCTTTAGCCAGATTAGTATTACCATTCTTGTCTTTAAATCTTTTATCTACTATATATGCAGGCAAAAAGAAACAATGCTTTTCACCATCTTTACCTTTATATCCTATACAGTTATAGTCATCAGGATGAGTAAATATCTTTTGTGCAGCTTTAATAGTGTGTATATTACCAGATGTACCTACACCTATTCTGGGAGCAAACTGTACACCATCTACACTTACAACAGCTTCGTCAGAACCCCATGCATTTAATAAATCTTCAAACAGACCTATCTCCTCATACATTATTAAAGAACGTCTACCACCTGCACCTGATTCAGCACCTGTACGTTTGTTAGCAGAATAACTTACATGGTATACTGTACTGCCTGTACCTCTTTCTTCCCATGCACTACCTACTTTAACAGAAAATTTATTAGTCCATCCTCTTTCATCATCTGTATCAAAGCTTCCCGTC